GTAAAACACGGTTAACTCTGCGTCAAATTAACAGAGCTAGAAAAGCAGCTGAATTACATAAAGAAGAACAAATAAAAGAATTTGATTTTGTTCGCCAAATGTACGGACTTGCAGCAAACGCTGAAGCCGGAGTCTAATGGTAGCATTTGTGCTAGGCAACGGCACCAGCCGAAAAAATATTCCACTTGACCCATTAAAACAATACGGAAAGATTTACGCTTGTAATGCCGTATATAGAACCTTTAGTCCTGACTATCTTATTGCTGTTGATGCAAAAATGGTTTTTGAAATATGCAAATCGGGCTATCAACAAAATAATGAAGTTTGGACAAACCCAAATCAAGCATATAGTAAACTAGTTAAGTTAAATTATTTCCATCCTAATAGGGGCTGGAGTAGCGGCCCAACGGCATTGAATATGGCTACTGAACATGAACATCAACAAATTTATATGTTAGGCTTTGATTTTGCTGGTACTAGTAATGACAGAATTAATAATATATTTGCCGATTCAGCAAATTATAAAAAGTCTACAGATAAAGCTACATACTATGGTAATTGGTTGCGTCAATGTGGCCTTATAGTACAGAAAAATTATAAAAAGAGATATATAAGAGTAATAGAAGATGAAAACAGTTTCATACCCGAACCTCTAGCAAGATACGGTAATCTAGAGCATATTACGGTGAAGGAATTCAAAAATTCCTTCAATTTACCGTAGTCTAAATAAAAACGGCCTATTTTGAGCCTATATCTATATACTTTTTAACCTATGTACTAAATACAATTGACAGCCTTACCATAGGTACAACATTTTATTTAGGAGAAAAAAATGGCAGATCGCAATAAATTTGAAGAAATGCTTGAGCGTCTTGTTAACGAAGACAAAGCTGGCGCAGAAGAGCTATTTCACGAGATTGTCGTAGAAAAGTCAAGAGACATCTACGAAGGACTATTAGAAAATGATTTAGAAGTCGAAGAAGCTACCGACGAAGAAGTTGAAGAAGCTACCGACGAAGAAGTAGATGAGTCAGACGAAGATCTAGACGAAACTACAGACGAAGAAGTTGAAGAAGGATTTGACTTAGACGAATTTGAAGTTGAAGCTGACCCAATGGACGACATGGGTGGCGATCCTGCAGATGACATGATGGGTGACATCGAAGCAGGCGACGATGAAGAAGATGAAGGTGAAGAAGACGGCGATGTAGAAGACCGTGTTGAAGACCTAGAAGATGCACTAGACGATCTAAAAGCAGAATTTGAAAAAATGATGGCTGGCGATGAAGGCGGAGATGACGAAGCCGGAGACGATATGGACGCTGGTGATGAAGATGATGACGATTCAGAAGAAGAGTCATTTGACTTTGGCGAAGCTGAAGAAGACACAGACGAAGCAGTAGAAGAAGCAACTGACGATAAAGAAGTTGAAGAATCTAAGCAACCAAAAACAGCTGGCGAAGAAATGCGCGAGTATGTTGAAAAAGTAAACGCTAAAATGGGCGACAATGGTGCAAACACCAAGTCAACTGTAGCTGGTGCTAACGATATGGGCGGAGACGCTGGTAACCTAGTACAAGGTGGCGAAGAAAACGGTGGCAAAGCTGACTCTGCAAAAGATGAAACTGCTGGTAACGTAAATGTACCAGGTGGCAAAGCATCTAAGTCAATGAAAGCCCAACCAAAAGGCCATGGCGCTGAGAAAAAAGGCGCAGGCGAAGCTGCTGACAATAAAAAATCGACTGTCGGCAAATAATAAGGAAGTTTGAATGAAAAACTTACGAGAGCATTTGACATTTGACCAAGCTAATATGGTCGTTGAGTCTACTGAAAATCCCAATGGAGGCAAAGACCTTTATATGAAAGGTATCTGCATACAAGGCGGAGTGCGTAATGCAAACCAACGTGTATATCCTGTAAGTGAGATTGGAAGGGCTGTCAAAACTCTCAATGATCAAATAAGTGGAGGATACAGTGTTCTCGGAGAAGTTGATCATCCGGAAGGCCTTAATATTAACTTAGACCGCGTAAGCCATATGATAACAGATTGTTGGATGGATGGACCAAACGGTTACGGAAAGTTAAAGATTTTACCTACCCCTATGGGGCAGTTAGTCCAAACTATGCTTGAGTCTGGCGTCAAACTTGGCGTCAGCTCAAGAGGTTCGGGCAATGTGTCAGAAGACGGCGGCAACGAAGTTTCTGACTTTGAAATAATTACAGTGGACGTGGTAGCACAACCAAGTGCGCCCGGCGCTTACCCAACACCAATATACGAACATTTAATGAATGCACGTGGCGGGATGCAGGCATACGAATTAGCACAGGCAACAAAACATGATAACAAGGCACAAAAGTATCTAAAGGAATCACTGATTAATATAATCAGTAAACTCCAATAACGAGGAGAAAATAATATGTTGGATGCACTAAAAACACTTTTTGAAAACGATGTAGTTTCTGAAGATGTGCGCAACGAAATTCAAGAAGCTTGGGACACGAAGATCAAAGAAAATCGTCAACAAGTTACTGCTGAACTACGCGAAGAGTTTGCTCAAAAATATGAGCATGACAAGTCAACAATGGTTGAAGCTATTGACACACTTGTATCTGAGCGTTTAGCAGAAGAAATTGCTGAATTTGCTGAAGATCGTAAGCAATTAGCAGAAGCCCGTGCAAAGTATGCAGTAGCTCAGCGTGAAAATGCTGAAACACTAAAAGGTTTTGTTATGGAGCAACTAACTAAAGAAGTTGGTGAGCTACATGAAGATCAAAAAGCAATGGCCGAAAATTTCGGAAAACTTGAAGAATTTGTTGTTGAAGCACTAGCAAAAGAAATTGCAGAATTCAATGAAGACAAAAAAGACTTAGCTGAAACAAAAGTACGTTTAGTACGTGAAGCTAAGACACACTTTGCTAAAGTTAAAACTAACTTTATCGAAAGAAGTGCAAAAGCAGTATCTGAGACTGTTGATAAAGCTCTTAAGAGTGAAATCGGCGGACTTAAAGAAGATATTGAAGAAGCACGTAGAAACGACTTTGGTCGTAAACTATTCGAAGCATTTGCTTCTGAATATGCTGGCAGTTACTTAAATGAGAAGTCAGAAACAGCCAAACTAATGAATGTTCTTAAAGCTAAGGACGCACAATTAGCAGAAGCAAAAGCATTTGCATCTAAAGCCAAAACACTAGCAGAAGCTCAGGCAACTGAGAAGAAGCGTTTAGTTGAAGCAGCAGAACGCAAAGATGTAATCAATGAACTAACTGGTCCTTTAAGTAATGATCAGAAAGAAATCATGATGGATTTACTGGAATCTGTCCAAACAGCTAACTTACGTAAGTCGTTTGACAAGTACCTACCGGCAGTTATCGACGGTAACACTCCAGCCAAAAAGGCAAAAATCACAGAAGGCAAAGAAATCACAGGCAATCGTGAAACGAATTCACAAACTAACGTTAGTAGACAAGCAGGCGGAAAAGACAATTTAGTCGAATTTAAACGTCTAGCTGGATTAAATTAAGGAGATAATTATGTCAGAACTACTAGAAAGTCGCTGGCAGGAGACTAAAGGTGCTCTACTAGAAGGCTTAGCAGGTAATAAAAAATCTGTGATGGAAAGTACACTTGAAAATACTCGCAAGTATTTGTCAGAGAGTGCTACAGCTGGAGCCACTTCTGCAGGAAATGTTGCAACTCTTAACAGAGTTATTTTACCGGTCATCAGACGTGTGATGCCAACCGTTATTGCTAACGAATTGGTAGGTGTACAACCGATGACAGGACCAGTGGGTCAAATCCACACACTACGTGTTCGCTATGCAGATGCAAACACAAACACAGCTGACGCTACACAAACAACTGTAGCAGGCGAAGAGGCATTAAGCCCATTCAAGATTGCTGAACAGTATTCAGGTTCAGGAGCTGGTAAAGCTGCTGGTACTGCTTCACTAGAAGGCGCTGCTGGTAACAAACTAAGCATCCAAATCTTGAAGCAAACTGTTGAAGCTAAATCACGTAAGCTATCAGCTCGTTGGACATTTGAGGCTGCGCAAGACGCACAGTCACAGCATGGCATCGATGTTGAAGCTGAAATT